ATGGTACAATCTAGTAAAACGGGGGTAGTTTATGAAAGCATTTTTAAAGTCGTTTGTTAGGTTGTTACTAGCTGAAATACTGGTACCAGTTATCGCCAAAGCTGCTCGAAAGTGGTTGGAAATGATGGAGGAGCGGGCGCTAGATAAACTTAAGAGCAAGAAGGTTATATTCGAGTCTGAAGACTACGAAAGCGCAAAAGCTGAGATCGTCAAGGCCAAAGAGGCTATAGAGTCGGTATCTAAACTTAAAACTAAACTACAAGGTGTGAAGCTGTGAAGACTAAGGCGAAAGCAAGCAACTATAAACCAAAGAAGCCGAAGAAGAAATCAAACAAGGTGGCAGGCGGCTTTGATTCAAATATCACCAAGCGTCGGAAAGTAGCATGATTTTATTCTTTGCAGTAGTTGCGCTGGTTATATTTATCTTCACTGCTAAGCGGTTGGCGTTAGTCTCTTCGATAGCGTTCTTCATTGCGCAGTTTATATCAACTCGCAGTGTAGAGACGTTCAGTTATGAAGCTGCTGTAATTAGCATGATGATTCTTAACTTCTCAGTGTTTTCGATTGCTGTAGTCGAGTATAGAAAGCACCACACAGACCTTTCACGCTCCCTCATGTGGCTTTATCTTGGATTCCTTGCTATTACCGGCTCTTATGCCTTTTCCACTACTGTCGCGCAAGGCTATATTCTAGCTGGCATGTCTGTAGTAGAGTTGATACTCCTGATGTCTATGGACGGGTGCCGAAGTGTTTGGACTGATTTTAGACTCACTGCTGATACTATTCGTAACGGGAGTTATCGTCAGCGCCGTCATACACACCGTGAGGGCTGAAAAGGATGGACGAAAGGTATCAAACAGGAGGCGCGCTAACCGCACTCGGAATGATCGGAACATGGATAATTGATAACCCTACTGAATTTGTAACGATGGCGGTAGCGGTAGGTGGCTTTGTTATTATGCTAGCGAAGTATCTTGAAGAGCGAGTGCAGCGGAACGAGCAACACAGATTGGACATACGGCGAAAGAAGTTAGAAATTGAGAAGCTAGAAAACCCGGATTAGTCTGGGTTTTTTTATGCCTGTTCAAGATGGCGCGAATTGGTGTATATTTATCCTGAAATTGAAAAATAACGGGAAAATAACGGGAATGGCAGAGTTCACACCAGAAAACCAACCCAAGAAGCGCACCCCTCGCGGAAAGGCGCAACGAACGCTCCTGATAGAGTCTATGGAGCGTTTAGGAACCTCTGAGGCCAGCTTATACGATACGATGATCATGGCGGCTCTAGGGCTTACTGAGGACGAATCAATACTTAAGCTTCAGTCGTTCGCATTCCCTGAAGTAGTTAAGCGTCTCTATCCGATACCTAAGCAGGTAGCGCCTACAGTTGAGTTTGATTATCCAAAAGACGGAACGCTGACAGAGAAGGCAAGCGCGATAGAAGTGGCTATTTCTGACGGTGTTATTCCTCCTGATGTCGGTGTAAACCTTATATCTGTATTAGCGCACGTTGCCAAGATTGAAGAAGTGACAGAAATCAGGGGTGAGCTAGACCAACTACAAGAGATTGTCGAGCAACTGAGAACGCAAAGTTGAACGCAGCCCTAAAGAGCATTAAGGCACTTAGGGAAGAGGCCGAGGCGCTGCTTGGTAGTAAGACGCTGCCGGTCTGTATCACAAGCCCGGATTCTGACGATGTCCATGTTTTCACACTTAATGGTAAGAAGTGGCTACATGAGCAGGTAGACGAAAAGCCTAATGAATGCCTTGATATACAGCTGCCTGCTAAGCTTGTGCCGGTGTTTATTGAGAAGGCTAGGCATAGAGGTGCCTTTGGTGGTCGTGGCTCAGGTAAGACGCATTCATTCGCTTTAATGACTGCTGTTCGCGGTTATATGTTCGCAGAAGCCAAAGAGCGCGGCGTTATTCTTTGTTCTCGTGAGCACTTGAACTCGTTAGATGATTCGAGTCTTCAGGAAGTAAAGCAGGCTATTGCGTCTAATGCGTTCCTTTCTGATTACTACGAAGTGGGCGAGAAATACGTTCGCACGAAAAACCGCTTTATCTCATATGTATTCGCTGGCCTACGGTCTAATCTTGATTCGATTAAGTCTAAAGCTAAGATTCTAATCAACTGGACGGACGAAGCTGATAGCGTATCGGAGATAGCGTATCGCAAGCTTATGCCTACCATCCGGGCTAAGGGTAGTGAAAACTGGGTGACATGGAACCCGGAGCGCAAAGAGAGTCCTACCGATACCCGGTACAGATTAAAAACCCCTAAGTCTGCCATTATTGTAGAGATCAACTACACTGAAAACCCATGGTTTACCGAAGAGCTAGAACAGCAGCGACAGGAAGACCAAGAGCTGTTAGACGACAATACGTACACTTGGATTTGGGAGGGTGCCTACCTTGAGAACTCAAACGCTCAGGTGCTACATGGGAAAGTTAAAGTTAATGAATTCGAGCCGGGCCCTGATTGGAACGGCCCTTACTTTGGTGTGGACTTCGGTTTCTCGCAAGACCCTACAACAGGTGTTAAGTGCTGGGTGTTCGATAATCGCTTATATGTTGAAAACGAAGGCGGCAAAGTAGGTTTAGAGTTAGACGACACTGGCGAATACTTAACTAAGATGTGCCCTGAGATTGAAAAGCACGTTTGCCGGGCTGACTCAGCAAGGCCTGAATCAATTAGCTACCTGAAACGCAAAGGCCTGCCGAGAATGGAAGGTGTGAAGAAATGGCCGGGCAGTGTTGAAGACGGCATTACTCATCTGCGCTCATACAAAGAAATCGTCATTCACCCACGATGTAAAGAGACGATAAAAGAGTCGCGGGCATACTCGTATAAAGTCGATAAACTCACAGAGGAAGTGTTGCCCGTTATCATTGATAAGTTCAACCACTACATTGACGCTATCAGGTACGCTGTTAATCCATTGATACAGAAACCACGAGAAACGCCCGATGTACCATTCAAGATGTTTTAAGTGTAAACTGTGGTTATTTATTAGACGGATTGCGACATGCCTGTAAATAGTATTCATCCTGACTATGCTTTATATGCTCCTAGATGGCGCATGACTAGAGACGCGGCGCAGTCTGATGTGAGTCGTGATACTTATTTGCCAGCGGTGTTTAAAGAGTCAGAGCCGGAGCGTTACAGGGTTTATAAAGAGCGCGCTTATTTCTTAGGTGTTACCGGGCGCACTGAGAAAGCCATGAAAGGTATGGTATTTCGCAAGCCTGCTGTTTATAACCTGCCAAGCCAACTTGATTACTTGCTAGAAGACTTTGACGGTTCTGGTCAGAGTGCTGAGCAAATAGCAAAGGATGCTCTTAGTGGACTACTTGAAACGCGTAGGCATTTACTCTTAGTCGATTACCCAGACGCAGGTGAAGGTTTAACCGCTGCTGATGAGCGACGCTTAAACCTACGTCCAACTATCGCAAGCTACCCGGCAGAGGCCTTAATTAATTGGCGCTGGGATGGTGTGAACGGTCAGAGAAAGCTTGTAATGGCTGTTTTGCAGGAGCAAGACAATAAGGCGCAAGATGAGTTCGACCACGACTATAGAACGATCTATCGCGTTCTGAGATTGACTGACGGTGTTTATACTCAGCAGATGTATGACGAAAACCATACACCAATGACTGAAGAATATGCGCCTAAAGTTGCTGGCGGTGGTACGTTTGACCATATCCCGCTACATGGTGTACGAGAGTTAGAGAACCCGCCTCTTTATGATATTGCCAAGGTTAATATTGCCCACCATAGAAATATTGCCGACCTTGAAGATGCTGCTTATGTTGTAGGGCAGCCAATGGCACACCTCAACTTAGGTGAGACTAGCCCGGAAGAATTCAAGGAGAATAATCCTGACGGTGTTAAGTTTGGTAGCCGTCAAGGTATTGTAACTCGTGGTGGTTCGCTGGATTTAGTTCAGGCTAGTGAAAACAATCTAATTCGTGAAATTAAGCAAGACAAAGAAAACGAAATGATCATGCTTGGCGCTCAGCTTATTAGTCGTGGCGGCCAAGCCCAGACAGCGGAAGCTGAAAGGCTACAGGCTGGCGCGGAGGCTTCAGTGCTTGATAGCCTAGTCAATGATCTATCTGAAGACATGGAGGCGGCCATAGAGGACGCAGCGCTCTATATTGGTTTACCTGCTGATTCTGTTGAGTATCGTCTGAATACAGACTACTGGGAGAAGGGCTTAGACCCGCAGACATTTATGGCTGTTGTGCAGGGTTACACTAGCCGCTTATATGCTCAGACTGACGCCTTAGCAATGATTCGCAAGGGCAAGATAGAACTAGACTCAGAACGTGATGACGATCAGATAAAACAGGATATCGCTGAAAGTTTGCTTGATGGCGGTCTTGATGTAGAATTAAACAATCAGGTCAGGTGATCTGATAAATTTTGGCTATGACGGGGGTTTATATGCCATTCAATGTAGAGCACGACGGTAATACGATTAAGGTATGGTCTGAAGAAGAAGTTGAAGACCATGTAAAGGGCTTAAAGGTTACGAATGAAAACCTGAAGGCTGAAAAGCAAGAAGCTATCGACAAGCTAAAAACCAGCAAGGATGAATTCCGAGCACTGGAAGAAGCAAAGGCAAAGTCTGACGGTGATAATGATACACTGAGACGCATTGCCGAAGAACGAGAAGCCGAAAAGCGCCAAGCTGTTGAAGATGAGCGCAAGCGTTACTCTGACTTGGTGAATATCACTAAGAAGGAAAAGATCGACAACTTAATTAATGATATTGTCGCAGAATTAAAGCCAGCGGATTCAGTGAAGGCTAAGCACCTGAAAACGTTGTTGAAGTCGTCTTATGAGTTCGATGTAGATATTGAACAAGGCGCATTTAAAGTAACTGGTGATTCAGTCACTAACGCTGACGATCTAAAGCGTTTTGTATCTGAGTCACCTGATTATTCCTACCTATTGTCAGGTAGTGGGGCTTCTGGTGGAGGTGCTGCCGGTAGCAAAGGGACAGGTGTTCCCGTCAAGAAGTTTAACGAGTACAGCGGTGCCGAGCTTGTAGCATTAAAGCGGGATAACCCCGATTTATACAACCGACTCCGAGACGAAAGAAACGCCTAACAAGAGGAAATCCCTATGGCTACCACACGTCTATCCGACATCATTGATGTCACAGTATTTCAGGACTTGCCGCAAATCGACGGCCCTGAAAAAACAGCGTTCTTTGAATCTGGCATTGCAGTTCGCAATGGCATGATTGATCAGTTCGCAAACGCACCCGGTAAGACTGGCGAGCTTCCTTTCTGGAATGACTTAGATGGTTCTACCGAGACCAATTATTCAACCGACAACCCGGCTGATGTTGCTACGCCTCAAAAGATCGACCAAGGCGAACAGATTTACCGTAAGGCGTTCGTGAACCAAGGTTGGCAGGCTGCTGACTTGGCTTCTGAGATTGCTATGGGCGGTTCAGCTATTGATGCTATCCGTGCGAAGGTTGACAAGTACTTTATGCGTCAATGGCAGCGTCGCTTGATTGCTACCACTAACGGTATCCTTGCTGATAACGTGGCGAACGACTCTGGTGATATGGTTGTTGATGTTGCTGCTGAGGTAATCGGCTCTCAGACTTCTAGCACTAAGTTCAACCGTGATGTATTCACTGAAGCCGTATACACAATGGGCGATGCCGCTGCTGATGGCCTTAGCGCTATTGCGGTTCACTCTCGTGTAATGCAGCAGATGGTTAAGAATGATGACATCGTATATATTCCTGATTCTCAGGGTATGCTGACCATTCCGACATACATGGGCTTGCGCGTTATCGTTGATGACGGCATGACTGTTACGGCTGGTACTACTAGTGGCTTCAAGTACACCTCTGTACTGTTCGGTGCTGGTGCGTTTGGTTACGGTGTTGGCTCTCCTGAAGTACCAGTTGAAGTTGAGCGTGAAGCTGCACAGGGTAACGGCGGCGGTATTGAGACCTTGTGGGTTCGTAACACTTGGATTCTTCACCCGTTCGGCTTTAAAGCAACCGGCACGCCTGCTGGCCAGTCTTTCACACAGGCTGAGCTTGGCACTGCTGCAACCGTTGACCGTGTATTGGATCGTAAGCTGATTCCGATGGCGTTCTTGACTACTAACTAAGTTAGTTATCAAAGCCCCCGAGATAGCATCAAAGGGGCTACGAGGTACTTATGTCAGATTTAAATGAAGATGGATTAAAGCCCGGTCAGACCGTCTCATGGGATGAAATGATCAAGGCAGAGAAAGCACGAAAAGAAAGCAAACCTAAGAAAGAGGTGAAGCGCCGTGTCAAACAAGACTCCAAAGAAGATTGAAACGCCTCAAGAGCGCTGGTTCATGGCTCAGTATCAGCGTAAGCAAAAGAAGCGCCGCACACTTGCACAATATGGCGTAACTCACGACGGTGGCGAAGTAACCTACAATGGCGAGTTAGTTACCCATGGCAGTTAAAAGCTACAACATTACCGACTTCGGGCCGTCTGACTTGCTCACTAGTGATAGGCTTGGCGTTCGTCGTATTGCTGTTGATTCGCAGCAAACGAGCTTTGAAGCTGGCACTGAGTTCTATTGGTCATACGACTTTGAGGGCGTACCGGCCAATAATGACATCATCATTCGGGTAACGCTTAGCGCCCCTGTCATTTTGTTCAATCGAATATTTAACATATTGTCTGGCAGTCGGTTATATAGAGCATACCCGGCAGGCTACGGTGAGACGTTTACCGGCACGTTCACAGATGAAAGTGCACGAATTCGGCCAACAAACTATAATGTTGATGTAAACCCTGATTCTGGTGGCACTTGGGAAGTAAATACAGGTGGAGTGTTCACTACTGGAGCGGCACCTCATGTTGGCGCGCCCGGCTCTATATCAGCAAGCGGCTCAGGTAGTAACTCGCAAGGACAATACTCTGGCAGCTCACTAAAACTGGGCTACCCAGCAGGCGCTCAATTTTACATAGTGTTCTCGAACTACGAGGGGAACGCTCAAACAGATTTAGAGTTCTTTATGGCTTGGGAGCGTCTTGTATGATTATCGGATACGTTGAAGACACGGACTTTACAGCATGGGCAACGGCTCGCGGTATTACCTTAACAGGTACGGCCTCTGTATTGCTCACTAAGGCGCTTGATTACCTTGAGCTGCAAAACTACAAAGGCACTCGCACTGACGACGCTCAGGCGCTCTCATGGCCGCGCACAGGCGTTTATATCGACGGCGTATTGATTGATAAGGATACCGTACCGGATCAAGTCAAAGAGCTTCAATATCGAGTAGCTGCTGATGCTGATGCAGGCACTGACCCGTTATCCGTTCGTACTCAAGGTGTTAAGTCTAAATCGGTTGACGGTATCAGCGTTGAATACATGGATGGCTCTAGCGCGTCTGGCGTGTCGCGTCAAACAAGTCTTCTATTGTCTAAACTAGTTGCCTCTGGTGGCGGCTATCAGTTTGTGGTGTCCCGTGGCTGATTTCTACGATGATATGCAGGGCGTGGCGAGTGAGCTACTGTCAGAATTCGGGCAGGGTGTAATAACCTATACGCCTATCACGCCAGCAGCTAACGACTGGGAAGACGGCACGGAAGGCACGCCGATAACTCTGGACGCCATCGCAAAAGGCCCAGCTTACAAATACCTATCCGAACTAATCACAACGTCAGACATTGAAATAACCGCCTCTGTATTTAGCCAAACACCTAACATGAGCAGTATAATCACGATAGACGGCGTAAAGAAACAGACTATCGCTATTAAACAAATACCCGCTGCCGGAACGCCGGTGTGCTGGAAAATCTGGGTTAAGGGCTGATGGTCACCATCCCCGACTGGATAGAGAAAACCAAGGCACTAAAGCTGGCAGTCATACAAGACGCCAGCCTTAGCCTTGCGCGTGTAGCTAATACAAACTACAACAGCGGCGGTAAAACTCCGGTCGATACTGGCTTTCTGATTAATAGTATGAAGGCGGCTATTGATACGTTACCGGCTGGCCAGAATAAGAAGCCGGTTGGCTTCCGTGCTGCGGACTGGGATGAAGGTGCGGTGCTTGCGGTTATCAATAGCATGAAGCTAGGTGATGTCCTATTCATTGGCTGGACAGCTGAATATGCGCCGTACATGGAAAACCGCTTTATGTTCGCACGTTCAGCGGCTCAACAGTGGCCGGAAATTGTAGCTAAATCAGTGGCTAAGGTGAAGTAGAGGTTTAAATGAATAACAGTCAGTTGCTTGAATCAGTATTCGACTTAACTAGCGAAGTTGCGGAAGCCCTAACGTTGACGGTTGCCTATCCGGGCAAAAAGTTCACACCTCCGGATTCTGGCGAATGGCTAGAGCTATCGACGACAGCGAACGACTTACAGCCAGACATTAGTGGAAGCTCAGTGTTTCGTCGCGGCATTTTTCAGATAAACGTGTGCGGAAGGCCTGACAAGAATCCATTGGTGCTTTATGGATACGCTGACACCATCGCTGCAATGATTCCTAAAGGCCCTAATGATGCAGGATTCACAATCACTAACAACCCAACCGTTAGCTCACTAATAGAGCTTGACGACCGCGTTATTTTACCTATTACAATCACTTATTCCGAGTGATACAATTACGACAACTAAATAGGAGGGCGCGAAATGCCTGACAAGTTAACCAATATTGGTACTACCATCGCAGTGAGCACCACACTCCCGGCTACTGAAAACGTTGCGGGCTATGGTGCTTTAACATTTACCGAAGTTCTTGGTGTTGGCTCTATTCCAGAGTTTGGCGGTGAGTCTGAGGTGCTAACCTACGTTGATGTCAAAGATGGCGTAACGCAGAAGGCCCACGGCGGTCGTGACTTCGGTGGCGGCACTCTGTCTTACCGTATTATCGAAGCTGATACAGGCCAAGGTATCCTTGAAGATGCTGATGACAATCAAACTACGCTGGCGTTTGAGCTTACCCGCTCTACAGGTCTGATTGAGTACTTCCAAGGTATCGTAACCAGCTCGCGTACTTCTGAAGCGTCTTCTGGTAATACTTATACTCGAAACTCAGCCATTCAAGCCTCTACCGCTATCATCAAGGATGCATCTGGCGTATGAAGCTGAGCGAGCTTAAAGCCCAGTCAGAAGTCATCACTCCCCTTCATCCTGAATTGGGTGATGTGGGGGTGACGTTTACTGTCTGTAGTCCGTTTAGCCGTGAGTTTAACGCTGCAACGTCTCGCATTGCGCCGGAGCTGCTGAAAGACTCTGACGACTACGCTCGTGACTGGGAGATATTTCAGGCTGAGTCTCTGATGCTGGATTGGTCAGGCATTGAAGATGGCGATGAACCGCTCGCATTCAGCCCTGAGAAGTGTTCTGAGTTGTTCCGCGATCCTGATTACCACTGGATGGTTTCTCAGCTTCTTGAGCATATCTCAAAAAAAAAGGGCTATTTGCAAACCATTTCAAACAGATTCGCACATTTACGCAAGTAGATGGATTCCTGAATTCGTCTTACGATGGCGAAAAGCAGCGTTTTAGCGAATGGACTACGAGCCTGCCGGACAAAGGCGGGCTTTCTTATTTATACGACTGGCTGACTCAGATTGGTATAGGCTCAGAGCCGATAGGCTGGACAGAGCTTAAGGCATGGTCGGATATAACCGGCATTGTACCGACTCCTGACGAAGCAACGGCTGTGATACAATTATCACGCGCTTGGTCTAACGAGTTTGTCAAAGGCCGAAGTAAAGACGCCTTCCCACCTTGGCTACCGGAGTGATTTTATGGTTGATGTAGCACAATTAGCAATTAGAGTAGATTCCTCCGATGTTTCAGCCTCAGTCATGCAACTTGACCGCATGGATAAGAGCGCAACAAAGGCCGCAACAAGCACTGACAAGCTAAGCAAGGCCGGGAAGAATAACTCTTTCGCAATGCGTCAAACGGCTATGCAGCTATCACAGGTTGCTTCTCAGGGTGCTGTTACTGGTAACTATATTCAAGCACTTGCAATTCAGTTGCCGGATTTGGCGTTAGCTCTTGGGCCGGTTGGTATTATTGCTGGTGCCGTGGCTGGCTCACTTGCTGGCCCACTTATTAGCGCTCTGTCTAATTCAAGCAAAGGCGTTGATGAGCTTAACGAGATTACTACCAAGTTAGCCAAAACCTTTACAGATGCCTCTGATGGTTCTTATAAATTCTCTGAAGAGCTTGTGCGACTTGCCCGCGTATCAGAAGAGATTGCACGCCTAAAAGTAACCTCAGGTATTGAGGATGCGCGCCGCAGTATTTTAGGCATTGGTGAAGCCCTTAGTGATACCTATTCGGATATTAAAGACACGCTCTCCCTGACTGTAGAAGAGTCAAAGCGATTATCTGAGGCTGTATCTGGTGCTGTACAGAGTAAAGACATAAGCGACTATGACGCCTTAGCGGGTGTTATCGCTGATTTAGAATCTAAGTATCAGTCTGCCACTGTCGCAGCTCGTGAGAATCTGTTAGCACTAAGAGAGTCTAGCTCTGGCGGCCTTATTGACCGCAAGCGAATTCAGGAGGCGAGCGAGGAATACCTACGCCTCAGAAACTCCCTCAATGGTATCCGTGGTGAGTTTACCGATTTAATTCAGAGCGGTGCTGAATCTGCTTTAGTATTTAGTCGGCTAACAAGTGCTGGTGATGACTTCGATGACATGCTTCAGCGTTCAACCCAGAACGTAGACGACCTACAAACAGCGATACCTAAAACATCTTATACTTTGGCGGATTGGTTCGAGGAACAAAACGAGCGCATCGAGAAAGAACTAAAAGAAAGAGAAATGCTGGTCAAAGCTGCGCAAACAAAATTCAGTCGCTTAATTACTCAAGACGTGATGGCTGTTATGAGTCCAGACCAGCAAGCCGCACAGATGCTTGGTCAGACTATGCAGCAATATCAACAGATGCTAGATGACCGTCTAATCTCAGATGAGCAGTACTTAGCAGCCAAGGAAGCCGCAGAGACTCGCTATTATGAGCGCATTAAAGACCTTAGAGAGCAAGATAAGCAGCTTCAGCTTGGACTAAATGAGGCAACTCTTAATGGCGCGTCTCAACTGTTCGGAAACCTTGCAGAGATAGCAAAAGCAGGCGGTGAAGATAGCTTTGAGGCGTGGAAACGAATGGCTCAGGCTCAGGCGCTGGTAAACGTAGCTCTTGGTATTAGTAACGCATTGGCAACGGTTCCAGCCCCGTTGAACTTTGCTGTAGCAGGTACAGTGGCTGCGATGGGTGCTGTCCAGATAGCGCAAATCGAACAGCAGCAATACCAAGCTCGTGAGTATGGCGGGCAGGTTAAAGCTGGATCGTCTTACTTGGTTGGTGAACGCGGCCCTGAAATGATTACAATGGGTGGTAACGGCAATGTAACGCCCACTAAAGATGTAAACACCGGCAGCAATACTACAGTGGTTTTACAGGTGTCAACCGGCGTACAATCAACTGTGAGGGCTGAGATGGCTAGTATGATGCCTATGATAGCTAAAACCGTTCAGCGTGTAGTGGGAGCACAAAGACGATGATTGTAGAGATTACCGAAAAGCCTGACTCTTTCACTCCTGTATTGGTGATCAACTCAAACACCTTTACGTCGTCACTAAACGCATTTAGACAGGACGCGGTATTACCCGGCTCACGCTGGGCGGCGTCATTTACTTGGACTAACCGCAAAGGCGCGGCGGCTCGAACATTGACAGGTCAACTTGCCAAACTACTAGGACCAGTGAATACGTTTAAGATTGCATTGCCTGTTAGTCTTATCGGCACTGGTTCTGGCACTGGTTTAGTAAACGGAGCAAGCCAGACAGGCTCGGAGATCATAACTAACGGTTGGGATGTCTCTCAGGACTTACTGTTAGCCGCTGGTGACTGGATTGAAATAGACCAAGCTGTTTACCTAGTCACTGACGATGTTGCCTCTGACGGCTCAGGAAACGCAACAGTATCAATAAGCCCGCCTATTCGCAGAAGTCCGCCTGATAATGCTGGCGTTTCTGTATCGCCATCGTTTTACATGAAGACGACAAAGAATGACGCGGCCCAATTCTCTTTTGGTGGTGCGCAAGTTTTCGCAACATCATTAGACGGCTTGGAGATTGATTAATGCCTAGAACCATTGATGCTGCGACAATAGCAGCAATACAAGACCCGCTTGTTCGATGGGTAGTTATTGTGCGCATTGAAACGCCTACGCTGACTCTGTTGATGACATCTGGCGATAACGACCTCACTTATGATTCCGAGGTCTACACACCCGGCACGCTGGGCAATATATCCCCGGTTTCTGAGTCTGGCCTACAAGATTCAGCTATTTCTATCACGTTCTCAGGCGTTGACGTTTCAACTCTAGCCGTTGCCGCTTCTCAGGACTTCCTTAATAGTCCGACGATGATTAGACTGATTCCGCATGATGAAGACTGGCAGCCTGTGGGCGATGGTATCCTAATGTTTGACGGTTTCACTTCTGAAGCTCCTTCTATCTCATACGGCAACAAATCAGAAATAGCGGTAGCTTGTAAAGGCAAGTTCGCAGCATTAGACCGTAAACGATCAGAGCGATATTCTGACGCAGAGCAACAGCGAAAATATCCGGGTGACTTGGGTATGCAATATGCGGCAAGTGTGGCTAATAAAGACGTTATTTGGCCCGCTTCTAGTTTCTTCACGAGGGAAAGTTAATGGCCACTATATTTGATAGGGCGGCGGACAGTGTAGGTGATGCAGCTAGAGGTGCGGTAGACAGCATTGGCAATTCGTTTGATAGTATTGCCGACTCGACTGGCGATTTTTTCCGTGCTGTTGGTCGTGGTGACTTAGGTGGTGCTCTTAACGATGTCCTGTCTATTGGTTGGGAATCACTAAACATTGTTTCTGGTGGCGCACTCAACGCGGTATCCGATTATGTCAGGGACGCAATCCTTCCAGAAATTCCTCCGATTGATTATCAGGATCGTAAGGTTATGTCCCGGTCTGCATCTGAGGCTAGGCGTATTGTTTACGGCACAACTCGCACAGGCGGGGTGGTTCGCTACATGGAGTCCTCTGGTACTGACTCCGAATTCATGCACATCATTGTAATTTTTGCAGCGCACTCATGCTCAGACATTCAGCGCGTCTACTTTAACGATGAGCTGGCGTTCATTGGTACGACCCCGCAAGGGAAATACGCTGACAAGGCGACAATGATTTACGAGACCGGCAAGCAAACAACTGCAAACGCCTCTATCGTTTCAAGTACTCCGGGCGGCTGGACTAGCTCGCATAAATTACTTGGCCATACCTACGCATATTTCAAGTTGTCATACGACACAGAGGTCTACAACGGCCTTCCGAATATTGACGCTCTAATCAAAGGCAAAGATGACATCTACGACCCGCGCACACTAACGAGCGGCTACACTGACAATCACGCCTTGATTTGCCGTGATTACCTAGCCAGCGAATACGGCTACAACATCACGTCATTTGATGAGCAGTCTTTTATAGATGGCGCGAATATCTGCGACCAGAATGTATTGAATGGCTCGCTGCCCAACGAAAAACGATACACGGTTCATGGCACTATCTCAGTGATTGACTCACCAGCTAATGCTTTGAACAGCTTACTAGCAGCGGGCGCATCGTCTATCCAGCCAGTGGAAGGGCAGGTTCGTTATATTCCCGGCGTTTACCAAGCACCCGCTTCTGGGGCTGACTTTGACGAGTCCGACTTTGTTGGCGGCCTTCAATATTCCCCGCTTACTTCTGCTTCAAATCGGTTTAACGGCGTCCGGGGCACATATATAGACCCCAATCAAGAGTATGAGGTTATCGACTTTGTACCTTATCAGGTGGCCGGATATGTAACGAATGATAAACAGGAGTTGTGGCAGGATTCTAAATTCCCATTTATCAACTCAGGTACCCGTGCCCGTCGTGTTGCTAAGATATTCCTAGAGCGCTCACGCTACGGTGTTCGGGCTTCTTGTACGCTTGGCTGGCGTGCTCTTGAGTACTCAGAAGGCGACCGTATCACTTTAAGCATCGACGGCCTTGGCTGGAGTTCTAAGGTCTTCCGCATTGATAAGATGGAATTGTCATTGTCCGGTGTGAATGTTGAGTTATCAGAGGATGCCGTAGCTGTTTGGGACTGGGAAGAAGGCGACGCTTTAGAGGTTGATGTTCCGCCTGCACTCAATCTGCCTGACCCCACCTCTGTTACCGCCCCGACTGGACTTAGCGTATCCGAAACGCTTTTCTATGCCGCTGACCAACGAACGGTTAAAAATAGAACGATTATTTCATGGGATGGTGCAGCAACGGTTAGGCGCTGGGAGTTGCAAGGCTCTTACGACGGCGGCTCGTACGTCACCCTGTCCGACTTTCTGACGACCTCTTACTTTGAGCACAATGAACCAGAGTTAGGCAACTGGATATACCGGGTGCGTGCGTTTAACGGCGTTGGCTTTAGCTCCGCCTATTCGTCTGTATCGTTTACAGCGCTAGGCAAGCAGGCACCACCTTCTGATGTTGCAAACTTCACAGGTACGGTTAAACCGTTCGGTATTGAGTTTAGTTGGGATCAAATAGCCGACCTTGATTTAGACTTTTACGAGATTCGCTTAGGCACAACTTGGGCAACAGCTACAGTATTACAGAAAATCTATGCGACACGCTGGACGTGGGAAACCAGACCAACCGGCCCGGAGAATATCTTAATTAAAGCCGTGGACACTTCGGGCAATTATTCAGATATTGCAACACTGGCTTATCTTGTTATTAGCAACCCGGCCAACCCGGTTGTAACTCAGCAGGTAATTGATAACAACGTGTTACTGCGCTGGTCTGACTCGACTACCTCATTTGCTCTCAAGTGGTACGAGGTACGCCGGGGGGACACCTATGCCGGTTCTGAATTAATCGGTAACGTAACCTCTACGTTCACAACGATATTCGAGACGCAGGCCGGGACTTACAAATATTGGGTTAAGGCTATTGATATTGCGGGTAACGAATCCGCACCTATTGCTACTCAGGCTGTTGTAGACCAGCCACCAGATTTCGTACTCTTGACCAATCAGGCTGTTGATTTTAGTACCGGCACGCTGACAAATATAGTCTTAGAAAATGGTGGCGTGGTTGGCCCAGTGAATACCACTGAGACCTATGCTCAGCATTTCACTAACAATTCATGGTTGACACCTCAAGACCAGATAGACGCAGGCTTCCCGGTTTACATTCAGCCAACGCCAGCCAGTGGTAGCGCTGAAGTTATCATTGACCTATTGTCTGTGTTGAGCAGCGGCAAGATTAAGCTATCTGCCGTCGTTGATATTCTGGACGGCGCACCAACTCACGCGTGGACGCTGGGATATTCTGAAGACGACGTAACATACACCGACACGGTAGCGACTGAGGTTTTCGCCTCTGACTTCCGTTACATTAAAGTGCGGATTGACGTTGCGAGTGCTAGCGGTAGCGATTTGCTACAAGTCGTAGAGGCTGCGATACAGATTGACGTTAAGATCAAGACTGACCAAGGCTCAGGCACTGCAAACGCAGGCGACGTGACAGGCACAGCGGTTACGTTTAATCAGTCATTCGCTGATATAGTCTCTATTGTGGTGACTCCTAACGGAACAACACCGATAACACATGTTGTTGACTTTACCGACGTACCGAATCCCACCGGATTTGATGTATACTTATTCGACAACACAGGTGCCCGTGTGACGGGTGGCTTTGGCTGGACAGCGAGGGGCGCATAATGGCAGCAGATTACAACAAACCAGTAACGACTGATAACTACGAAGATATTCTAACTCAGCTACGGGATAACATTGCCGCAGCTCAGAATATGCTTAATGACCTGACGGGTGTTACTAATATTCCCACAGACGCGTTACGTTACGACCAGACCGCTAAAAAATTCCAGACTTACAATGGGACAACCTTTGTCGATACGGTTTTGTCAAAGGCTGGAGGTGGTACTGGAACAGCCACTCCGTTTGAATCGACTAGAACAGACTTTACCCCTGACGTAACAGTAGATGGGACTTCAGTTTCTAGCTACATAAGCAGGCGGTGTTATGATTTTGATTTGACGAGTAAGGTTTCTGGCGTTCAGTACGAGCTTAATTTTTTGGCTAATGACACCGGTTTTGTTTATGTTCCAACAGGAAAACCACATAAAGATTTAGATGTTCCGAAGTTGGTTGGAGTGATGACTGTTGAAGGTTCGCATTTTAACATATTTGCCATACACCAAAACAGCGGGTTTAGCATATATGACTCTGCGACCGGATTGCCAGTTACGGTGACAAATGGAGATGATGTCGCTTTGGATTTTAGCGGCGTTTTTGTAACTGCATAATGATTATATCTGTCGCAATATTCACAGCTCATGCTATTTGCACAACTTGTAACGATGGTTGGTTTAGCAATAACCGCCTTGTTTCTGTTGAATATGAGTTGTGGAATGCTTCGACAATGATAAATAGTTATGATTCTAGGTCTTTCGTATTATCTAAAAGAGTAGAGAAAACAGATAGTTATGGTTACTACATTGGCTTGGCCACTGGGTACGATGAACGTTATTGGCCTATCATCCCGGTGTTTGCGCCATATTACAACATAGGTGACTTTCGAGTTACTACTATGTCAGAGTCAATCGCAATTTCTTACTCAGTGGAGTTCTAATGACAGCAAAGATAACGTCAGAGCAAGCTAGAGTTATGCGCCGCGAGTTTGAGCGTGCTATTTCTGCCGTTCGCGATTCCGTTCGATTGTCTGACGTTGAGAGTCTTATTCGTGCCAATGACATTGACGGCTTGATTCGGCTGCTAGGTCTTAACGCTTCGACATTTGAGCCGCTAGAGAACTCTATCCGTGATTCTTTTCGCGTGGGTGGTAACTACACTGCTGAGATACTGAGTCCTATCTACGTTGATGGTTTGGGTAATATCGCTTTCACCTTCTCGATGCAAGCCACTGAAGCTACGGCATGGCTATCTGCCAACGCTGCTAAGTTAGTCACTGAAATGGCCGAAGAACAACAGCAGATGATACGCGAGCGGCTAGCTTACTTTTTACTGAAAGGCACCGGCCCGCGCACCGCAGCACTAGACCTTGTAGGACGCATTGACACGACGACTGGACAACGAAAAGGCGGCTTTGTAGGACTAACAAGCCAACAGGCCGAATGGGTGTCAAACGCCCGCACAGAGCTTGAGACGCTTAACCCTAATTACCTTAACCGTGGCCTGAGAGATAAACGCCTTGATCCTATCGTTCGAAAAGCCATAGAGAAAGGCGAGTCACTAACGGCCAAGCAGATTGACGCCGCTATAACTTCACTGCAAAACCGCACGCTGAAATACCGTGGCGATGTCATATCCCGTCACGAATCTATCAAAGCCCTTAGAGCTGGCCAGCACTTATCAATCATGCAAGCCGTTAAGCGTGGCGAAATGGACGCGGGCGACGTGACAAAAGAATGGGATGCAACGGGTGACGCACGTACACGCGAAGAGCATTTATTGATGGAAGGCCAGACCGTGCCTTTATTAATGCCGTTCACCTTTCCGGATGGTTCACGAGCACAGTACCCGTCTGATGACAGCTTAGGAGCACCGGCTAGTAACTTGATACAATGCCGGTGTAAAATAGACTACAGAATTGATTTTATTGGACGTGCTAAGCGCGTAAGAGGGTTTTAGAATGGCAGCTTTTGACTTAAAGGAAGTAACTAGCGGCATGACGCCGCAGGAGATTGGCGACTCACTCCGAAGTGGACGAACAGTAAAGAGCCGAACGGAAATGAAAGCTATCACAGGCCTAACCGCTGGCGATGTCGTCTACCTCAGCGAAGGAGGCCGATCTGGTACATTTGAATACCTAGTTGGTGATTACAGCGCAGAAGTGGCGGCTGATACGCTGGAAGGCGTTTACGTCAAATTAGATGCCGTTTCTGCTACTGTTGGGGTACTGAAGCGCCGCCTGAATGGCTATGTGACGCCTGAGATGTTTGGTGCTGTTGGAACGCCTGATGAGAGTCTTGAAATAATAGCGTGCGCGACGTATTCAGGCTCATCAAAGGTTCCGACGTATTTAAACAGAATGTACAGGTCATCGACGACGGTAACTTTTGATAGCTGCGCAGTGTATTCTAGGCTTTGCGGAGGCATAGAGGCAACAACTCAGGGCAGTGGTGCGATTATACTAACCGGGTCGTCACCATCTGCGATAGGCTTGCTTAAAACATACACAGGAGCAAACGTAAGAAGCTCGTCAGATAATTCACACGGTATATTTTTAACATCTGCAACAAATGCGATTGTTTCAAGTTGTTATGTTTCTGGAGCTTCTGGTGCTGGAATCCTTTCGCGCGGATGTAGCAATGTTTCTGTTTATGGCAATACAGTCAGAGATACACTGGCGGATGGGATACATTTTACAGGTGGAACAACAAAATTTATAGCCGCTGGTAATATGGTTGATAACACCGGCGATGATGGTATCGCTTGTGTATCTTATGTATCTGATTCTAATTATTCCGGCTTTGGCACTATTTCAGGGAATAAAGTTAGCAATACAGGGGCTAGAGGTATCTCATGTGCAGGCTCCAGAGACTTGACAATTACAGGGAACTCAATTAATAGCGTTGCTTTAGCGGGTGTTTTGATAAATTCAGACAACACGTACAATACAATGGCTCCGATAAATGTGACGGTTGCTAGTAATGTAATTGATGATTGCGGCTCAGCATCCGGGACAATTCAGCCAGCGATTGTTGTGTTTGCACGCTCTGGGTATGTAGCTAAAAATATAATAATTAGAGGAAATAATATTTCTTCGTCTAGGTATCGAGGGCTTGGAGTGGGAACCTCAGCAGGATCTTTTTTTGTAGAAAATGTAGATGTCTCTGGTAATAACATTAATGGCTGTTCAGCAGAAGCGGCAATTTTTCAGGGCGTAGCGTCGCTTAAATTTAACTCCAACTCAATCTATGAAACTCAAGGCGCGGGGGTTGTTGTTGACGGCTGTACAGGAGTAACTTCTATTTCAAACAACAACTTCACGGACGTTAATATTTCTGGATCAGCAGCTAATGATGTAATCCAGTACACCAATGGTTACTCATACGATAGGATCAGCATTTGTAATAACCTACATAGCAATCCCGGCGCTTACGTAGTGGATAGGATGATTTCATGTCTTTATGACGACGCCGTGGTTTTTGGTAATATTAGCGATGAAAATTCAATTTTAGGTAGCGGTCTTTCCGGTAAGGCTAGGTATAACAGAACTCGAAGAGAATGTGAAATGACATCTGTCCCAACCTCTGGAATTTGGGATTCCGGGGATTTTGTGTGGGATGTAACCGGATCAAACTTAGGTTGGCTATGCACTACAAGCGGTGATTTTTCAGGAACCCCTCCTGTATTTTCTGTTAAATAGACTATATTGGCTAATTAACCACACCCGCCGCACATAGTGCGGCTAGGACTATAATGTATAAATGCAAACACTTTGAAATTGAAGAGCTAGTACCCCCTGAGCTATTCGTTATGCTGAATGAAGATGCGCTCTGGCGTATGTTCGACCCTGACGTTTTAAAAGCCGCAGACTGGCTTTGGGAGCGTTACGGCACCGCTACTGTCAATGACTGGAAATGGTCTGGTAACTTTACGCAGTCTGGAATTAGAACGACTGATTCTGAGTATTATTCTCCGACGTCTCAGCACTCTATCGGCTGCGCCCTTGATCTAAAATTCAAGCACAAAACAGCGCAGGAAATACGCGACGATCTAGCAGAATATCAGGCTCAAGGTAATGACATTCCTTATTTTACACGAGTAGAGAATAAAGTTAGCTGGCTTCATATCGACACGAAACCAACCGGCCAGAGTCACCTTTATTTTTTCAATCCGTAGCCTGCTTTCTTAGAGCCTTGCGAATGTTCCTAGCTGTTACTTTGCTCACTGATGTTAAGTGCCATTGGTCGCAGCTAGAGCACAAGTAGGGCCGCAACTTTTTACTTCCTAGACTACTCTTGCTGGCCCTCCCTACTTTAATATGAGTCATGGCGCTTGCCTTATCAGGAAATGCCATCTTGTTGGGATGAATCTCACAACTCATAGCCACCCCCGCACTTTGCGCCAAAACTTGCTAGTGTCAGAGGCGTAATATATGTGACCTCCTGCCCGCACGGCTTTATACATTAAATCCGCTTTCCAGCGTGGCACTGGCGACATGCAAAGCACGTAATAGAACACCACATCTTGCAGAACGCGCCTCTCTCGGTTTTCATAGCCTAAGTCATGGAATAAGCTGGCTACACGAAATTCTTTGTCTGTGGGCTTTCCTATTAGCCACTGGGTACGCTTAGGGATGCTTGCACCGTCCCAAAGATAGTATTTCTTTAGCTCATAATCGACATTGTGAACCGTGGTTTTCTTGCCGTCGATTTCTTCCACAACAAAGCGTATTTTCTTGTCAGGACCACGATACATTAGCTGGTTCTTGAACCTAATAATCCAATGCTCGACTTGGTTTAGCGGCGATGTCATATACACTTTGTAGTGCTTGCCGTCGTGCCCGTATATTTTCATGCCTCACCGCCCTTAGTCATGTCAACTTTATTGCCGATAAAGTGGAAATCCTCAGCTTCGATAGGAAATGGATGTCCGGTTAAATAGTACTCGTCACGCTTCGGATAATACCGCGCAACGTGCCAGCCGGTGTCGTCGCGCACATAAACGTAATAGGGCATCATTGTAGTCATTAGCACACTCCGAAATTAATGCAGTCTTGAAAAGCCAGCTCGTTAGATATAACGAGCACGACGATGAGTAGAACGAATAACGCTATTTTATAATCTGCCATTATTTTTCCTCCGGTGCTTTGAATCCAGCGTCGTAGAGAGCCTCCGCCATGCGTTCAGCGTTTCCACTTGATACCTGCATTTCTTCGAGTGGTTTCTTTGCAGCCTCAATAAACTTCTCGCGGTCTGATTTAATGGGGCGTAAGAAATCAGGATTCAGGACACAAAAACCACAGCTGGTATTTGTTGTTGATTGTACAACTGCGCATGTCGCGTTATTGTCGTAGCGTGTAGCAACTCCAGCGATAACAACTTTATGACCGGATTTAAGTGTCGTTGATTCGCCAGTCTGCGCGGAGAAAAAATCAGTATCTTCCACCAGCTCCATGATTTCACCGACTTGCAACCCCGCATTCACACCATCATACTTCTCACAAGGAAAAGCATCGCGGAATTCTTGCATTGTTAGTTGTTTTGCCTGAGGAGGCCAGTCGATTGATAGCGCACCAGTGTATGTTCCGTGCTCTGAACAATATCCCCAGCAGTCGTATTCATTGTGCTCATAATCATACTCATAACCACAACTAGGAATATCCATCCCTTCTACAACGTCATGTGCCTTCGCCCCATTAGCTACCAGCCGCTCGATAATCTCAACAGCTTCATCGTGCGTAGGGTGTGCAACGTAGCATTCGAATAATTTAGTCATTAGTTAATCCTCCAAGCTTCTTTTAATTGTTCTTCTAGTCGTTCAATCTTCTTTTGCGCTGCTATGTCAGAGCATCGTTCTGCAAGCTTATCAACCAGATTATCGTAGCTGTTTGAAGAAAGTCGATTTAACGGCCAACCATCAACGCTAATCACATCGTCTATTATCTCAAAATCACCACGCACTAACTTTTCTACCATATCTGTCGCTCGATGAATTGCGTTGCATTCTGTGTCATCGTTCAAATATGGCACCATCTCTCCATGAATGCGATCCAAGGAATCCTTAACTGCTACGTCAACCGCTTTCTTAAAGTCAGCTACTATCTCATTGAATTTTGCTTCTGCGTCATTACTCATCAGTTCAACTCCTTAAAAATACGCACAACGGCGTCATATAGCGGGCTTTCTTCGTGTTCGCCTACTGATTTTAGATACTTGATTAAAACTTCGTCCATTGCGTCTAAGTCTTCCTTAGTCGCGTTATCGTGAAACATAGCAAGCAGCGCTTCAGGCTCGTGCTGAATCATGCAGAACACGTCATGCTCGGCTTCTTTATCGGCAGCCTCTAGCGCGTCAATATCGTCTAGTCGTTCTTTTTCGATTACTTCGTCATGGCTCATGGTATTGCCCTCTTGGTTTTTACTAACTATAGATCGGAAGAGCGCGTGTAGGGTAAGTGTTTCTATATCGTGGTTTGTGTAGTGATTAGGAAGGTCGACTATAGAACAGCTTTTGTATCAGACA